TGATTGCGTTTAGCGCTAGTGGCTCACACCATGCTGTTCATCAAGCGATTGGCCTTTTCCGGGCTCAGACTCGCCATGAACTCCATGAGCTTTGCAGGATCACCGGCCAGGGCATTGGCGCGTTCCACGTCGCTAGACCCCACTGATCCGCCGGCCAATTCGGACAGGCTGGCCGGAACAGGTTCGGCAGCGGACTTGATGGCCTCGCCGACCTTGGCCTTGACAGCCGCCTGTTGATCGGTCGTCACTTTGCCGGTTGCTTGCTTGAATGCGCTGAAAACCTCGATAACCTGCTGCGCCGTGCCAGCCTTCAGGATTGCAGCGATGCTCTCCCGAACGAACGTCGGCTGCGCCGCCTGCCAGTCCGCCAATTCCTTGCTGTCAAGAAGCGAATCGGTGTCAGGGTGTGCGTCGTAAATGGCCTTGTAGTGGCCATTGATAGCACTCTCTTCCTGCTTCTTGAACATCGGCGCCAGCAGTTCATTGACCCGAGAATCCACTTGGGACTTAACCTGCGCCGCAACCTGGGCATCGACCAAAGCCTTAACGCCCTTGGCGATAGCCTCTTCCGAGAAATCGCCGAACAAGTCGGGATCAACACCCTGGTCGATGGCGGCCTGGGCAATAGATACCTGCTGATCGGCGCTTGTCGGCGCCTGGCCAGCATTTGCCCGGGCCGTTGCCTCGGCGGTTGCCGCAGCAAGATTGGCTTGCTGCTGGGCGCTCAGGTCGGCCAGTTGCGCCTTCAGAGAAGCATTCTCCTCTTCCAGCGTCTTGGCGCGACCGCGGGCCTCGGCCAGCTTTTCATACGGAATGGTGTAACCGCCGGACTTTGCCGCAATCGGCGCACCCTCTACTTCAACTTCAGGCGCGGCAACAGCAGCCGGTTCGGCATCCTTGGCCGGTTCGCCGCCATTGACGACCTCGCCATTGCTTGACTGATCCGTATCCACGGCGTCAAGGTTCAGCGTGCCAGCAGCGGCAGCATCGAGTAGCTTCCATGCATCTTGAACTTCTTTGCTCACTTTGCGCTCCATCCCAGCTATCCGGCTGGGCCTGATTGGTTTGCGCTCCAAGCTGCGGAGCGGTTACGCCACACGCATTGGCGTATGGCTTGGCGCGATTCTTAAATAAAAGCCAGCATTTTCACCGGGCGAAAAAAACCCGCCGAGTGGCGGGCTTTTGTTTGTCCTGAGATAGATTTAGCCGACAAAGGCGGAAATCCGCTCGCCAAGAATCGCGGAATATTCAGCCATGACCTCAGATTGACGCTTGAGCCGACTACGCTCATCAAACGGCAGGGATAGGCACGTATCGGACGCCAGAAACGGAATCAGCTTGCCGAGCTTGGCATCGAGATCTTCCTTCTCGTCGATGACGCGCTGTTGGTGCGGCATCATCGGCAAGCCTCTTCGTCCGCATGAATGGCGCTGCGCAGTTCGTAGCCCATCAGAGGCCATACCTGCTCGATGGCATTGGCACGAGCCTCTTCACGCCCTTGCTGGGCATTGAAGTTCTCAGGACTTACCGGGCCGTAATTGATGCCAACGATCTTTGTTCCGTTGCGCAGAACGAGGACGCAGAAGGTCAGCAAGCCAAGCCCCGGCATTACCGGCGCACCGCCGACGACGTACTCAAGCATTTCCTTGGCCTGGCCGGCGTGCAGCAGGTTGGTGCCGGATGGCCAGTACGGCGATTCGTGTGTGCCGTGCGCGGTGAATTCAATCCCGCAATCCGGCCCGAAGTCCGCCGGCAGCTTCCAGCCAAGGAAGCGATCAACCATAGCCGCGTTGAAGCCGCTTACTGCCTGCTCTGCCGTGAAGAAATACTCAGCGACAATGTTCGCCTCGATGTCAGCCGGCGTGATGCGCGGCGCCGTCAGCCCTTTGGCCTGGATTTCCTGCTCGATTGCTTGGTCAGTCATTGCGATACTCCTTGAACGTTATCGGCGGTCGTCGCCGTTTCGATGCCATCCATGCCGGATGACGCTTGCTGCGGAACCGGCGGGAATGCCGGACTGGTGTTTTCCTGTACGCCGGGCGGAAACTCTGGTTGCGCAACTTCGCCAACCGGCGGCAACCCGTCTGGCACAAGGAAATTCGGATCATCGCCAGCCGGTGACGGCAACTGGAAGCCAGAATCCTGCATCACCTTGTCGGCAATCGGCGTAATCAGCGGCATCTGAACCACCTGGGCGCCGGTCTGCATGGCCGTGAACATGGATTGAACCGTTGTCTGGACCGCCTGCGACACGATGTTCTTGATTTGCGCATCGGTCAGCCGTTCCTTGTTGGCGATTTCGCGCTCCTTCAGGTCATGCATCAGTTCCTGCTTGATCTGCTCGCGCATCTGGTTCGGGTCGGTCTGGCCGGAAGCATTGCGGATGGCCTCGACCACCTGCTTCTTGCGCGGCAAATCCATTAGGTCGACCATGAACGGGAAGACCACCGACTGCATTTCTTGTGGCATCGCCTTGATCGACTCGGACAGCGAGTTCAATTGCTGCGCCCGGAAGCTGCTCGAACTCGGCACATCCTCAAGAGAAACCTTCATTCTGGTACGCAGCACATCGTTGCTCAGGTACTGCAGGCCGGTATCCGGATCTTGCTCGGGTTTGTTCAGGATGACTTCGCGCGCCTCGTTGAGAACGTCGCCCTCGATCACAACGACTTCCTGCTCGTGGCCGATGTCCTCGATTTCCATCGCCAACAGCATTTCTCCGACCATCGCACGGGCTGACTTGAAGTTGTCCATCAGGTCGGCAATCGAAACCTGCGACTGCTCAAGCTGGGTCTGCTCCTGCAGCCCGGAGCGAGCGGTGCCTTGTTTGCCCTGCATTGCCGCCGTGATACTGCCGACGCGCTCAATCGACGCCCGCGAATCGGCCATCAACTGGAATTGCTGTGCGTTGAGCTGGAAATCGCGCTTGACCTCGAAGCGGGCGCCTGGATTGGACCGGAAATGCTCGGCGTCCAGAACAATGTCAGCATCCGGCCGAGCAACCTGCCGGCGGAACTGATCGTCGGACATCGCTACCGCGCCCTTGGTCCGCTCGGTGCGAGTCGCCGCCATGCCCCAGCGCAGCTTGGCAATCGTACTGTTGAGGTTGTCTTGCGGGAAAACCATGTCACGCACCAGCGCAAACGGAATGCCGGTCATGTCCTCACGGTAGCCCCAGAACGGCACATACTGGAAGTGCGGATGCGGATGCGGGCTCGGCGCATCATCCAGGCGATGCGGGCCAAGCCAGTAGCTACGACGAACGCGGGCCGCCGTGGTTTTCTCAAGGACGCCCTGCCCCGACATCACCGCCGCTTGATGGGCGGCATTCTCGGCGTCGAACTCCACCACGCGACCGCCGCGCATCTTGAGGACGTAGATATTGACCCAGCGGCGATACCACAGCTCGACGATGCATACCTCGTCGGTTTCGCGGCGATACCAAGCCTGCTCCTTCGTCGTCCAGGCGCGGTTGATGTTGGCGCCTGGCTGAAAACCGGTACTCAGGCCGCCTTCGACGACATAACCGCCGTAGCCACCCATGCCGCTGGCCGCGTCGGCGCCATCGATCAACTCCTTGAATTTCGGGAAAGCCGCCTTGGCACGCGACTTCTTGACGAACTTCTCGCGCAGCAGCCAACCGGCATCGCTCAGATTGGCCTCCTTGGCGCGCATGTCCCAATAAATCTCGTTGCGATGCACATAGCGGCAGCGCTTGTTGTAGCCGAACGGGTCATTCGACCTGGCCACCTCAACCCAGCCGAGACCGATGCTGCACTGCGGCCGGAAGGCGGCACTCATCGCCTCGTCGGCCTTGGAATGTCGCTCGGCCTGATTCAGCCGGTAGTTCAGCGCATCGGCCACATCCTGGCCCTGCGGATCGCCATCAGGCGTCACGCGCCAATCGGTGCGCGTCTTGGCCTCGTAGCCGCAAACAGCCGCAATTGCCGGGCCGATCACGTTTTCCTTGGCCGGAGGAATGCCAAGCGCTTTCAGCTTCTGCAACAGACTGGAATCCAGTTGATTGCCATCGACGTAATCCGCCTCGGTGTCGGCTTGTAGGCGCCAAGGCGGCTGATCGATAATCTCGTCAATGATGGCCGCGAATTCCTCGGTAGTCATCGAGTCGCCAAGGTCGGCGGATTTGGGCGGTTTCGTGTAGTTCATGTCATTGCCTCGTTACGTTCGCCAATCGGCGGGTGGCGGCTCTTCGTACTGCACTTGCATCACATTCGGCATTACCGGGACTGACTGGCCGATATAGCGAAACATGTCGGCGCCATGAGAAAACTCGTCATGCAGCGGAGCCATTGGCTCATTTGTCTGAACGTGCAGCGCCCGGCGATAGCGCTTCAGACATTCCAGCAGGCGAACCGTCTTGGTTTTGTCGAAGTAGCAGCGCGGGAACATCATGCGAACAGCCTTGATGCCCTCTTCCACGCTGGTCTGAGCTAGAACAATCGGCTTACGGCCCATTGCCTGCAGTTGCTCTTCCGTACTCTTGCCGGTCTGGAAGTTGCGCGTCCTGCCGTCGTGCGGCAGGTAATCGTGACCCCAGCGATACGGCCGCTTCTCAATCTGAGTCACGTACCAATCCAGCGTCCGATGGCTATCCTCGATGTAATCCAGAATGCGAACATCCATCGGGCCGCGTTGAACAAAGCCGATGGTCATGGCGTCGTTCCAGCCCAAGTCCCAGATCGTATGCACCGGCAACGTAGGGTCATAAGGAACATCGATCACCCGAGATTCGGCGTAGAGCGCCTGTATTTCGTGCTGGTAGATGGCGCCCTCGGCGACCGTTCGCGGCTTGCCTTCCCAGACATGCTCGTAATCAACCGCCGACTGGCTGCGCTTCGCCTTCAGGCGCTCTTGATTCAGCGTCTCGGGAAACCATGGATTGTCGCGCCAGTTGATTTCGCAGACCCATGTATCGTCGCTCGGCGTGGCGATAAACCGCTGATACGTCTCGTCGGTATCCATGTCCGGATTCAGCGTCATCCAGATTTCCGAGCCGTCTTTGCGGATGGTCGGGATCAGGACATCCCACGACCGCTTGCTGACGCAGTGCGCTTCCTCAATCCAGACAATATCAACGCCTTCGAACGACTTGATCGAATCGACGGTATGGCTCTGCAGGCCGGCAAACAGAAACAATGTCCCGTTTGCGCCGCGAATCTCGGTGTCAAGAACCTCGTAAAACGCCTCCAAGCCGAGCCGAACAATCGTGTCCTTGAGCAACCTGTGCACCGAGTCGCGCATGGATTTCTGCACTTCTCGCGCACACAGAATGCGCAACGGCCGATCCGCACCAAGGGCCAGCAGCGCGGACACAACCGCCCACGACTTGCCGCCGCCGCGCCCGCCGTGCATGACCTTGTAGCGCTTTGGCCGGAAAAGACCAGCGAGCTTTTCCGGCAACTGAAGTCTTACGAACGGAGCGTCCATCGCGCCCATTATTCGCTGTCCGCCTTCGGTGCTGCGCTGACGAACTCGATGGCGATGCGCGACTTTGCAAGGGCGTCATCGCCATCGGTCGCGCCTTTGTCCAATCCATAAATCACGCGCTCTTGGTCGCGCAACTTGCAGCCAATTTCCGCAAGGTTCTTTAACGCCTGCGTTACCGAAACGATGTCTTTAATCCCCTCGGCCTGTGACATCGCATTTTCCAGCATGCTTGATACAGCATTGGCTCGCTCCATATCTAGGCGAAGCCCAGCGCGGTGCTTGATAACAATCCCGGCTGCGACATCAGATGCCTGCTCAATCGCGTCTTTAATCAGCGCCGCCGATTTGCCCGCCGATTCCCTCGCCGATTGTTCAACGATTGACGCGACATCAATAGCTGCGATCTTCGCCTTGGTGCGCTGATCTATTGCCGCTGAGAGGTCGCGCGTCCATCCCTCACTCTTTGCTTTTGCGCGGACCTGCGATTCGCTTACGCCATGCTTTTTCGCAACGGCAGCGACCGTCATCTGGCCTGCACGATAATCGCGCTCTACTGCTTCCCAGTCGATGTCATTACGACGCGCCACAAAAAAATCCCCGCACCTTTGATAGATGCAGGGATTGTGCAAAACAAGCCAGCATTTCGGAGGAAGGCTTATCGCGTAAGAAATATCCGGCTCAGGAGGGCATAGTCACAGGCGCCGCGGATCACCTCGCGCTCCTTCTTGCTCCACATCCTGCCCGGGTACAGCGCGTAGAGGAATGGCTTGCTGACACACCCGGCACCCGTGATCTTGACGGTATGGCCAGCCACATAGGCCACCTCACGCTCACACAGCCAGGAAACCCCGGCCCTTACCGAGCGCTCTACCCGGTCAATGTCGATCCCGCGAAACCGATCGGCCAGTGCGTCGGCAATATCGCGGGTCGTGAATGATCTCGGCTTCCCGTCGTCATCGTCGTTGTGCAGCGCACGGAGCGCATCGAATACATCCTCTGCGGACACTCTGAAATCTGGCCGGTCCAGGGTTGAA